GATATACTATATGTGGGGGGTTAAATGTTGGGGGGCAACAACTTAGTTGTTAGTCCTCTCAGAATATGCTGTTAAGGGGTACTATATATAGTGGTACTATATCTTGTATGTATAGTATTAAAGTATGGTTTACAATAAGTAGGGTAATCTTTATAAGTAAGTATCTTTAATTACTTATAAATATAAAAGAAGAGTGGTTCTAACCCTGTGTCACTCCCTCCCAAAACCAGAATGAACTAAAAATAGTAACAAATAAATATGTGAAGTAATAGGCTATTACCCTAGTTACCATGGTCCTGCTAATCCACTTTATTAGAAGTGTTTATCAAGATTCCTTTTCTAAAAGCAGGAAGAAACCTTTGCTTGTATTTTTACTATAACAGGTTTTGTTTTTAGTGGTAGTATTTTAGTACAGGGTTTTTGTAGTAGTAGGAGTTTCCTCCTTTCGCCTACGAACAATCACACAGAAACCCTGTATATTTGTTTGCATAGTTTATATCTATGATATAATTAATTACTAAGAAAGGCATGATTAGTGAATCGTTCCTCCTGGAACAAATCACCTTTTATTCATAGCCCTCCTTTCTTTGTTTGTGTATAAGCAAACCCCTACTGGCAACAGCAGGGGTTGCTATACTAAAATCCATGGACATACATGTACAAGATTGTGATGAATGCTTACATCCTTTTTGGGAGGATGAACTTACTGATGGTGTATGTGAAAGATGTATTCCAGAATAAAAAAATTTTTTTTACTTCTTAAATCTGGGGGGGCAATATACTATACCAATCTAAGAAAGTCTTAGATTGGTTGTATGGGGATACAACCAGTATGTAAAATAAATATCTACATACAAATTGAATAAGAAAGATAGCTAAAAATTATATACACTATGTGTCTGTGAATTGATAAGTTGTTATTTCGTATTCTTTCATAACAGTATTGGACATGCTGTACGACAAGACTCCACTTCGGTGGAGTTTTGTGTTATAGTTAATTTTATGAAAACTTATAAAAAGAAAAAATCAGTAAAAGGTAAAAAGAAAAAAAGAGGTTACTAATGCCTAAAGGAAGTTACTCCCCTAAGCAAAAGAAACTAGCTGCGGTTGCACCGCCTTTTGATAAAATTACTGCTGCTGATTTAAAAAAATTAAGAGATAGTAAAAGAAGAAAAAAACTCTAATGGCTACATACCAGGGTAAATCAGTCACACTTAATAAACCTTCTAGAATTAGTAAGGGTGAACCTGGGCATGGTAGAAAAAAATTTAAAGTTTATGTCAAAGATAATGACAAAATAAAAAAGGTTATGTTTGGTGACCCAAACATGGAGATACGCAAAGATAACCCAAAAGCTAGAAAATCATTTAGAGCAAGACATAAATGCGATACAGCAACAGATAAAACATCTGCAAGATATTGGTCTTGCAAGATGTGGTGAGGAGATATTATGCCACATAGTTCAGGAAAAAATAGTTTAGTAGGAAATATACATAAAAGGCAACAAGCAGGTACTTCTAGGTCTAAGAAAAAATCTACTATATCTAAAAAAGCATACGCTGAAATGAAGCGTGGATGGAAACCTAAAAAATGAAAGTTAAAGGTGTTAATGTTTCTAAATTGACCAAGAGTCAACAGAATGCTATGAAAAAACATTCTAAACATCATACTAAAAAACATATGCAATACATGTACAACTCTATGCGTAGAGGAACTAGCTTTAATAAAGCACATGTAAATGCACAAAAAAAAGTAGGTAAATAATGGCTAAAAAAGTAAGTTGGATGTGGGGTGGCAAAAGATATTATGGAACTCTTATAAGAGAAACTAAAACCCATAAGTTTGCTAGAACACACAATGGCAATATTAAAAAAATAAAGAAATAGTTTGATACCCATTGGATGTCCAAGGTGTGGAAAAGAATTGTTACCCAGGAACGATATGAAATGTAAAAACAAAAAGTGTAAAGCCTATGGCAAATAAATTTTGTTACGCAGGAGGATGTCACAGACCTTTACCTAAAGGTAGAACTAAATATTGTAGTGATAGATGTTATAACAGAATCACTATGCAGAAAAAAAGAGCAAAGAAAAAAGGTGTAGAGTGGAAACAAGAAGATGACACTTTAGTTATACCTAGTCAAAAGAAAAATTTACAATCAAGGCGTGGTCAAGTATATAACGATATTGTTGATTCAGGATTAGCAGAAGAAATATTAAAAGGTAAAAACACATTAGCTGATGTAGCAAAAATATTAAAAACTTCTGTCGCTGCGGTATCTATGGCATACAACGCATATATAGAAGATAAAGAAAATGAAGTTGCAAAAGATAATTGGGAGATACCTCAAGTTGCAGAAAAATCATTACAAGATTTTAGAAATTTTAGAGATAGATATTTTCAAACAGAAAAAGGTGAAGCATACGAAACACCAGAGTTTCATATAAAATGGATTAATTCTATTTTAGATGCTATAGAACATGGTGACCAACAAATGATATTGTCACCGCCTAGACATGGCAAAACAGATTTGTTAATACATTTTGCTGTATGGCTTATATGTACAAAACCTAATATTCGTATTTTGTGGGTTGGTGGTAACGAAGAGATTGCAAAAAATGCAGTAAGTTCTGTATTAGACCAACTAGAAAGTAACGAACTACTTATAGAAGAAATATGTGGACCTGGACCAAAATTTAAACCTACATCAAGAACAGGTAAGTCTTGGTCACAAAATGGTTTTACTGTAGGTACAAGAACTGTTACAGGTATTAAATCACCTACTATGGTAGGACTTGGTAGAGGCGGTAAAATATTATCGCGTGACTGTGACTTAATTATTGCTGATGACATTGAAGACCACACATCTACAATGCAACCTGCATCAAGAGAAAACACAAGAAGTTGGTGGACTACAACATTGTCTAGTCGTAAAGAGGAACATACAGCTATGGTAGTTATTGGGTCAAGACAACATTATGATGACCTATACTCACATTTGTTAGATAACGAATCTTGGAAAACAATAGTTGAAGAAGCACATGACACTGCTTGTAATTTACCAGATTGGAATGAAGCTGAACATATTGATTGTATGTTGTGGTCAGGTAAAAGAACTTACAAATGGTTAATGGACAGAAAAAGAGCAGCAGAAACTACAGGTGGTAGAGCAATATACGAAATGGTTTATCTTAATGTAGCTATGCCTGATGGATTATCTTTATTTGATAGAGTAGAAATAGAAGAGTGTCGTGACCAAAAGCGTGACATAGGACATATACCACATGGTACAAGATTAATAGCAGGACTTGACCCTGCTTCTACAGGTTATCAAGCTGCATTTTTGTGGGCATACGAACCTGTAGAAAATAAATTAAGCATGATAGATATGAACAACAATTTAGGTGGCGGTATTCCACAAGCGTTAGAAATAATAAAAGAATGGTGGGCTAAATATAATTTGTCACATTGGGTAATAGAAGAAAATGGATTTCAAAAAGCAATTAGACAAGATATGTCTATTAGAGATTTTGCATCTAAACATGGTATATTTTTAGAAGGACACGAAACTTACAAAAACAAATTTGACCCTATTTATGGTGTAACAGCTATGCGACCTATGTTTCAAGAAAAAAATATTTCTTTGCCATATCTTAGCTTTGAAGCACAAGAAAAGGTAAACTTATATACAAGTCAGTTAGTGTACTTTAGCTCTGCAAAAAATAAAAGCAAAAGTGTAGGTACAAAAACAGACATAGTTATGGCTAGTTGGTTTCCAATGAGAGCCATAAGAAGAATGCAAAAAGAACGCTTTGCAGAGTTAGGATATGATTATAATCCTAGCTTTTCACAGTATGAACCTAGTAGTATGGATATAGATAATTGGAGATAAATGCCATTAAACAGCGATAAACTTTATGACAAAATAGATTACCTAAGAGTAATTAACCAGGAACAAATGGTTGACAGGTCTAGGATTCGTGACATTATGAATGGTGGAGAAGCTGCAGTAAAAGCACTTCTTGGTAATTCAATTAATGTAGAATATCACGAACTACCTGCACCCAATTTATTTTTAACAGCACTAGAAAGATTTGCACAAAAACTTGGAAGAAGTCCAGATTTAAAAGTTGATATTATTAACGACAAAGATTCAGAGAGAGCTAGAAAAAAATCTGAAAAATTAGAACGCATAGTTATGGCATATGATAAGTTTCAAAAATTACATATGCAGTTACCACAAGCAGCAAGATGGTTACCAGGATATGGTTTTGTTGTTTGGACTATAGGACATAGAAAAGATAAAGATGGTAATGCTTATCCCTATGCTGAACTACAAGACCCATTTACCTGTTATCCAGGAACTTTTGGTAATGACCAACAACCACATGAATTAGCAATAATTCGTAGAGTACCACACAATGTATTAGCAGAACAATATCCAGAAGCTAAACCATTTATATACGCATCAGAAGATAATGATGGATTTCAAAATCCATACTCTGCTTTATTAGATAGTACAGATAGAGCAGGTAGTTGGGCTAACTCTACAGGTCATGGCAAAGTTGTAGTTGAGTATAGAGATAAAGAAGGAACATACATATTTTTACCAGAAAATAAAAAAATAATTGATTTTATGCCAAATGTATTAAATTCAGGACCATGTTTTGTTGTAGCTAAAAGATACGCATTTGACCAAATGCAATCACAGTTTCAACACATTACAGGGCTTATGGCAAACATGGCAAAAATTAATATTCTTGGAACTATTGCTATGGAAGATGCAGTATTTACAGAAACAAATATTGTGGGTGAAATTGAATCAGGAAAATATAGAAAAGGCAGATTTGCTGTAAACTATTTAACACCTGGTTCGCAAGTGTCTAAGCCAGTCAACAATCTACCTTACCAATTATTTCAACAAGTAGATAGACTTGAACGACACTTGCGACTTGGTGCTTCATATCCAGTATCTGATGATGGACAATCGCCTAACGCTTTTGTTACAGGTAGAGGATTAGAAGAACTAGGACAATCTGCATCTTTACATGTAAGAGAATATCAAACAATTCTTAAAGAAGCATTACAAGAGGTAGATGCTAAAAGATTAGAATATGATGAAATAATGTTTGCTAATAAAAGAAAACCTATTGCAGGTATTCATAAAGGAACAGCATACAAAGAATCCTATACACCATCATCTGATATATCAGAAGTTTATGAAACTAGAAGAGTCTATGGTGTTATGGCAGGGTTTGATGAACCACAAAAAATTATTACAGGTTTGCAATTAAAACAACAAGGTATTATAGATACACAGACTTTACAAGAAAACATGGATGGATTAGATAACATTACTAAAATACAACAAAGAATAAATGCAGAGAAAGCAGAAACAGTTTTGTTTGAAACACTTATGTCACAAGCTGCACAGGGTGACCAAAGAGCTTTAATGTCAGCTATAGAGATAAGAAAAAATCCACAAAAGATGTCAGAGATATTAGATAAATTTTATACAGCAGAAGGTGATGAACCATCTCCAGAAGAGTTAGCTATGTTAGGTCAAGCACAACAACAACCGCAAGGTCTTGGTTTAGGCGCATCACCAGTAGGAATAGAACAAGTATTAGGTGCTTTAGGTCAGCAACCTGCACCTCAACCAGAAGGTGCTTAATGCCAAACAATGATATAAATGCAAAGTTTTTTGATATTATAAATCAAGAAGATTGGGATGAATCAGAAATAAATGATGAAACACCAATCTATAGAGAGCTTACTGCACAAGGAGATGTACCATTAGCTATGACTATATTACCTACACCTATACCTGGTGTGTGGATTAGTATTAGTTTAGGTTTTGAAATAGAAGGATATGAAGATAATGCCTAGAGGAAGAAAACCAAGTAAATTAACACAAGCTACAGATGTAAAAGTAGATGGTGCATATTATGATGTTGTTGCACCTCCAAGAATGGAAGGTGACCCAACAGGGCAGACAGCAGCATTAGAAGCACAAACAGAAGCTATAGATGTTATAGACCAGGAAACTGCACTTACTAGCGGTGTACCTAATGTTGGTGCGTTACCAAGTCCTTTAAATATTGCTGCACCTACAAATAGACAATTTGAACCAAACACTTCAGGTATTCCTGTAGGTCCAGGAAGTAATGGACCAAGAATTGCACCTACAAACACATTACAAAATTTTTTAACAGTAGCTAAAGAAATAACTCAAGACCCTATATTTGATGAGTTGCTTAATGAGGATATAATACCAGAACCTGCGTTGGGCAAAGACCCACAGGATTATTTTGGTATTTAATGAGAGATTACAGACAAATATTATTTGGTCCACCAGAGCTAGATAGTTATTTAGCACAAAACACTAAAGCTAATTTAAAAGAAATAAATTTTTTTAGAAACACAATAACACCAGAAGTTGCAGAACAAGCAGCTAATATTGCTAGAGCATATCCAAATATGGATAAAAAATTAGTAATGTATGGTGGATTATTAGGACTAGAACACGATTCTGATTTAGCTTTACAATTATCAGAACGACAAAACAATGTTGCTATAAAACAAAATCAACAAAACATAAACAAAGTATCTAAAGCAAGAAGAGCATCACAATTAGGTTTGTTAATGTTAGATTTAGGATTTCAACCATTATCAAGAAACTTTAAATCTTCTATTGTTGCTGCACAAGATACAGGAATAAACAAAGCACAAGCAGTTGCTGCTAACACATTTTTAGGTGGGTTAACAGGAGTTGCTAGTTGGTTACCAGGAGTTGATGGTGACAAAGCTGCAGACAGAGTTAGAACTGCATTGTTAGGTAAAGAATTTGCAGATGTATATAAAGATACAAAAGATGCTTATGGTCCAACAGAGTTTAATTTAGCTTACGACCAAATACGACAAGGTAAACCACTTAATTTAGGTAAAGGTTTTTTTCCTGCATCTACACCATTAAAAGAAACACAGGGATTTAAAGACTCTCGTAGAGCAGGTTTGTCTGAAGCAGATTCTTTAAGAGAGGCAGAGGAAATTTATGGTGTACCAATTACAGAAAGATATGAACAACTAGAAAATCAATTTAAAACAGAAACTAGAAAAGCAGGACAAGTAGATATATCACCAGGTCGTATTGTTGCAGGACAATTTTTTACTAAAGATGATTTAGGTTATGCGTTAGGTTCTACAGTTATTGATGGTGCGTTTAGAGTTTTTGGTGACCCTACAAACTTCGCATTAGGTTATTTATCTGGTGCAAAATTAGGACTTAGAAGTTTGGTAGATGAAGGTATGCAACAAGCATTTAAAACTGTCAAGGTTGGAGATGATGTTAAAAATATACCGCTTATAAATCAATTTCTTAAAACAATAAAAGGTGGAACTATAGAAGTATCACCAGGTATAACAAGAGAAATTACAAGAAAAGAAGCTAGAAAACTTATGTTTGGTAGGACTGCTACACAAATATTAGACAGCAAAAGAGGAGATAAGTTACTAGATGCTTTTGTTGCAAATAAAGATTTATCAACATTAATGGATATGCCAGGTTTAAACAAAGCACCTGTAGAGTTATTGCAATTACTTACTGTTGTTGATGATAAAAACTTTATGAAAACATTACTTACATCACTTATGCAAAATGGTAATTTGTCAGGTGTAGATAAAGTTATGGCATTTAAATATGGAATAAATGATGACATAGTTAGAGCTATAACAGAAGGGAATCAATTACGCATTCCTATACAACCAAACTTACTTGGTGAAGCATCTAATTTAATTGCTAAAAAATATTTAGGTAAAGATACAGATGTAGGCGCATTAAGAAGTTTGTTAAAACAAGCTAATAAGACAAGAGCTGCATTTAATCCTAATGCTACAGATAATTTGTTTACAGGCATTATTGGTGTTGGTGGGGATTTACGAATGTCTATGCCACATAGAATGAGAAGATTTTTTGATTTAGCACCAGGCAGAGTTATGTCATCTAAAAATATCGGAGAAAGTGCAAGAAACCTTGATGGCATTATGAAATCTGCAAGGTTTAGTAGAGAATTAAGAAATAAATATTTAGACCAAATATTAGATTCTGATAACAACACAGATATGTTACAAACTGTTCGTGAAGTATATTCAGACATAAAAGAAGAAATAGTACAAAGAAATCCAAACTTAGAAGATTTTAGAGATGAGATAGCAGAAACAATGGATTTCTTAGCTAATGAATCAGACCTTAAAAGATATATGACTGTAGAAGGTTCACCAGACCAATTAGCATATCCAGGAGTTAAATTTAAAAAAGTTACAAAAACAAAAGGTAAGCGTGGTAAAGAAGAAGTAGTGTTTGAAACATTACCTACTGCACAAATGATTTCAGAGTATGTAGATAACTACATACCATTAATTGATTATGTTGAATTAGAAAGATTTTTTCCTATATGGCGACAAATAGTAGGAAAGAAAAACTCTAATTTAAGAAAATATATAGATGAACCTACAGATAAAATTACAGAACGATTGTTAAATAAATTAGGTTCTAAAAAATTAAAGACAGACCCACGAACAGGTAGAACTACAGCAGGTGGTCAGACAACACTTGGAATGTTGTATCAAGATTATTTACTACAAAGAGTATTAAAACCATCATGGATGTTACGACCTGCATTATCTACTAGGGTTACACCAGAAGAGGCATTAAGAATTATATTTAGTGGTTCACGAATAGGACTTAATCACCCATTACAGTATTACGCAGTTAAATTAGCAGGTGGTCAAACATTAGAAATGCAGAATGCTTATGGTGATGTTTTGTGGGGAACAAGAATTAAAAAAAGAGAAAGTGATTTAATAAAAGAAATACTTGGTCCAGAGTTTGTAAAAGCTGCATCTATAGAATATCCACAAGTAGAAAGATTACTTAAACACATGAAGATAGGTATGAACGAATATGGTATGGCATCTGATGATTTTGTATCTTGGGTATTAGGTAATAATGATGGTAGAGATTTTATATTTAGAGAATTAGGAATAGAAGAAGTAAAACAACTTAGAGTATTTAAAGGACAACTAAGAGAAGTAACATCAGATAAAAAATCTATTGCAGATACAATATTAGACAATCCAAATGGTGGTTCTTTTAATTTGCAAACAGGTATAGTAAATCCTGCATCATTTGCAACAGTTAGTCCATATCATAATTTAGGTATAGTAGTAAAAAGGTCAGAGATAGCAGAAAAATTAGGTGTTAGTGCAGATACATCATTAAGCAATTTATTAGAACCAATATTAAATAACTTTATAAAAAGCGGTGACCAAGCTGCTATGCGTGAAAAATATTTACGCAAAGAAAATCATGTATTGGGTTGGTGGTTGGATAAAACTGATGACACATTACATTTAGATGTATCAGTTGTAATACCACCATTAAAAGAAGTAACACCTAAAAATATAGAGAAAGCATTAGTAGCTATGTCTATGTTAGGTATAAAAGGTAAGCAGTTAAGTGCTTGGTTACCAGATGACACAATAAATGAAATATTAAAAACTAATTTGCTTAATTCTGACAATCTTAAATATTGGAAGAAAGCTATAGATGTAGATGATAATTTGTTGTGGTTTGTAAATAAAAATGCACCAGATATGGAACGATTAAGAGATGCTACAACAAATGATTTAGTTGTTCGTAAAGCAGTTATGGAAGCACTGTATGATACAAACTTTGATGTTGCAAGAGTTGTTAAAAGAAAAAAAAGAGGTATAGCTAATGTAGCACCAGATGGTAGTTGGTTACCATTGACAGAATCTTATTTACAATCTATGTCAAGAAAAGCATTAAATGAGTTTTTTGAACCAGTAAAAGTAAACCCTATGGATGGTGTGTTTGTAGATTATGACAAAATTGTAAATGGTAAAATAGAAGATGATTACATTAGAAACTGGATTCATCAATTAATACTATTATCTAAAAATCCAATTACACAGAGATTAGTTAATGATGGTATAGACAGCACAATGAATTGGCTTACTACATCATATGATGGTAAACAGGTTATGCAACAACTTGTAAAACAAGCAGACCTTAGAGGTAGACAAGCTAAAGAACAATTAGATAACCCAGTTGCGTTACGCAACAATTTAGAAGCACTAGGTTATAGAATATCAAGACATATTGGTGGACAGTTTCAAATTAAAGACCCATTAACAGGTGTAGTAAAATCAGAAGATTGGGCAACTTCAATTAGATTTCAAAATGGAACTATGGTTTATCCATTATACGAATATGGTTTTGAAGGTGCATCAAGTGCAGCACTTAACTTTCTTAAAAATGGTGGATTTGTAGATGGCACAGACTGGTTAGAAAGTTGGACACTTGCAACACAAGGTAAAGGTATGAGAACAATACAAGGACAAATATCTAAATATTACAAAGATGTGTGGAAATTATTTAGAAAAGACATAGATGTATTACCAAATAATGTTAATGGTGCATATGTAGGTTTAAATAACAAATATAAAAGTAAAGGTGATTTAGATGCTGCAGTTGCAAAGCTAGATAGAGGACTAGAGTTTTTATATTCTTCATTTCTTACTGGACCATCAGATATAGCTAATCGTGACCCATTGTACAGATTAAGTATATACGAACATGGGTTAGATGGTATTAAGTTAATGACAGAGGACTTAGCAAAAGATTTCTTAAAAGGTGCAGAAGCATCACTTCGTGGTAGTAAGTTTGGCGAAAAAATACTAGGTGAGATAGTAGATGAAATAACAACCTACAAAGAAATAGGTTTTGCTAATGAAATTACAAATATGGAACAACTTATGGCAATACTCTCAAAAAAAGCAGGTGCATCTGTAGTTGATTTATTGTATAGCACTAAGTCAAGACATCAATTTAGTGATGCGTTATCTTCATATGTACCATTCCCAGAGATTGGTGCAGAGGTTTATAAGACTTGGGGTGGATTATTTGGTACAGGACCACAGAAATTTAACAGAGCAAGAATAGCATTTGATGCAGGTGATGAAGGTAAACCATGGGATGCAGAAATGGGATTCTTTTTCAAAGACCCAGTTACAGGTAAGCGTATGTTTAGTTATCCTGACCCATTTGGTGTTATACAAAAAAACTTTTTTGGAGAAGATTTACGACAACAAGGTGTGCGTGTAAGACCTGCAGGTTTCTTATCTGCACTTAACTTAGTAACAGCTAATGGTTTTTTACCAGGTGTAGGACCTAGAGAAGTATGGGGATTAGAGTTTTTTGAAAATATTGTTACTACATTACCTACATTTTTAAGTAAATCTATACTTGGAGATTTTAGAACTAATACAGATTTGTATTCATTAGTTACAGAGGTTTTACCATCATATGCTGAAAAGGTTTTAACTGCAGAATATTTTAGTGATAACTCTGAAGAAACATTAGACAGAAGATATGCTAGTTCTGTAATTGATACGCTTGCTGTTATGTATGCTAAAGGTCTTATAGACCCAACAGATACAGGTAATCAAGGTGATACTTTAGAAAAATTTAGAGATGCAGCTAATAACCAATGGTTAGTTAGAGGAATTGTACAAGCATCACTGCCTACAGGGTTACAACCAAGAATAGAAGTAAAAGATAAAGATGGTCAATGGTGGTTTGTACAAGCACTTACAGATGAATACAGAAGAATGTTAGAAGTAAATGATTATGATTACTCTACAACACAATCAGAGTTTATAGATAGATTTGGAATTAATCCTATACCTCTTATACAAACTAAAAATAAACCTGCTGTTAGAACACCATACACAGAATCTGCTGTACAGTTTTGGTCAAAGAGAGAAAACAGAGCATTGTATGATACACATCCAAGAACTGCATACTACATAAGACCAGATACAGTTGATGATGATTGGGTATGGTCAGGTGATTTTAATGCACTTAGAGATTACTACACAGAAAAAGAATGGGATTTGTTAGTAAGACAAACATTGTTAGAAAGAGAATTGCAAATAGTAAAAGAAGATTTGCAAATAATTGCTAAAGAACAAGACAAATCTAACAAATGGATTAATGGTAATTATGCACTTAAAAGAAGAGAGCTAGAAAAAGCATATGGTATTAAAGGGTTTTCATCATTAGGTATAGGTGAAATAAAATCTGACCCATCATTAGATATTATGGAACTACAAACCTGGAAAGATAATGATGTATTGTCTAGTTCATCAGAATTTACACCGCTACAAAAATATTTACAAAAAAGAGAAGAAGCTATTAATATATTGACAAATGGTGGAGAGTTTGAAGGTGGTAGATTTAGTAAAGCAAATCCACCTACAATAGACCCATTACGCAGTGAGCAAGAAAGAAGTGCATATGTGCGTGATAGATTGGCAGAATATGGTAGAGAACTTATTGAAGAATATCCAGATACATTCTTTAACCAAATATTTTATGGTATTCTGTTTTATGAGGTTGACAATACAAGATATGAGGATTAATTAATGTCATTTGCAATAGATTACAGAGGATATGAAGACAACAAATCAGGATTTATAACAGCATTATTAGAAAATAATTTTATACCATATGCAACACCAGTAGGTAAAGAATTATTTGGTATTGATGCTTTCCAGGATTATCAGGAAAGTGCATTTTCAATTAGAGATTTATTTGAAATACCAGGAGTACAAGGTTTACCATCAGTAGTATTTTTTAAAAACTTAAATAAAGAAACTGCAGATTTAAACGAAATAAAAATACAGTTAGTTAACTTACAAAATGATTTGAAAAATAATATTGGTTCAGAAGGTATTGAATACAATGATGAGTTAATAAAATTTTATGGAACTGTAGGAACTGATGTAGGAGATATTACAGGTAAAGTAAAAGAATCTACAAATCTTACACAAACAAGTGATATTAATTTTTCTGACCAAATACAAACTACATTAAGTGAAGAAGCGGTAGCATCTTTTGGACCACAAGTAGAACAGACATATGCTTTTGATGATGAAACAGGATTAGCAGGATTAAGTCGTGTACTTACACTAGGTGGTAATTACTACAACAGCGAAGGTCAATATGTAACAAAAGATGGAGAAGTTAGATTAGGACCTAATGGAGAGTCACTAGAAGCACCATTTTTGCAAAATGATGGATGGAATTTATTTTGGGAAAGAGATGACATATTTGAAATACAACAATTAATTGCAGCAGCAGGAGGACCTGCACCAGAGAAATTAGGTGTATGGGATAAAGGTTTAGCTAAATATATGAACAATGTATTAGCTTATGCAAATGATGGTGAAAGTTGGATGACAGATATGCAAAATGGTTTAAGCACAGGTAACCAGTGGCGTAGTGCATTACAAGAATTTAAACTACAAAATGATGGTGGTACACAGTTATCAGAGATATTAACTGCTGTAGGTTATTCTACTGTTAATAGACCAAAGGTTACAGGAACACAAGCTAAATCTAAAGTTGATGAGATATATGCAGGATTAGGACTAAAAGCTACAGCAAAAGATTACAAAGATATTGGTGATGCGTTTATAGAACTATCTACACAAGCTGCAGCAAGACAAGAAGATATAGAAAGTAAAGCTGTAGGACTACAAGATTTATTACTTGGTACAACTAAGTTTATGTCATCACCACCAAGTGGTGAAACACCTGAAGGTATAGAATATCAGAAAGCATTAAATGATGGAAGAGTGTTAGAAACATCTACAGGAATATACATTATACCTGACCCAGAAGAACTAGCTGCTGCAAAAGATATACCAGAGGCAATAGATGTAGATGCTAGGTTAATGGAAATGGTAGAAGCTAGAGATGCTACTAGAATACAAGGTGCAAAGGATAGAGAGTTTGACAGAAACAATGCTTTATTGTTTAAACAAAACTTTCTTACAACTACAAGAACAGGATTAGGATAATGG